TGTGGACTGCGTTTACCACAAAATCGTTTACTTTGTTAAAGCTCGCCATTTAGATAACTCCTATCATGCTATGCGAATTATAGCAGATGTGGCATCCGCTACGGGGAATTGTATTTCAAAGGTGCTACTACTAGCAACTCTGTCGCTTCCAAAGTCTAACACAGCAACCGCTTTATTGGAAGCACTCGCGTTATAGATCAGCGCACCCCTTGCTGTAAAGCTTGCGTCAGTCCATGAAATATTATCAAAGTCCACAATAGCGGTCGTGCCAGAGGTCTTTGGAAATGTAGATGTCACTGTCAACGGCTTGCCCCCCGCAGTATATGCCGTTCCAGTTGTATTAGTTATTTCGTTTGATGTGCTATACACAGTGGTATCCGCACCCAAAGATGCCGTGCTAGAATACAAAGCTATCCTGAACGTATGTGCATCAAAGTCATGCTCTGCCTTTAAAAGCTGAAGCTTAAAAGACGTACATGTTGTTTGAATTATTGCCATACCTTATCTCCTAAGCGGCAGGTTGTCTGTATGTATCAGTTCTCAACTTAGCCCCTAAAGAAGCCATATTAATTAGTGCTGATGAATATCTTTCATTATATAGCTGAACCATATCACCTTCGCCCTTCATGAACGTATACGCTTCTATGAGTGATCCGTAAAGCAATGTCGCTTCTGCATTGTCTCCAAGCCAAGATGTGCTGGCAGTAACAATGGAAGGTGGATCATAATAATAATGCAACTCCAAGTCGTATGCTGCATCAGGCGTAGGGCCTAGCAGGAAGTTGCCATGACCTGTCGCGGTATCCCCATCAAATATTGCATAATACTGTGGCAGTCCCTGCACCGTGGTATCAGGGTAGGCCTCCCGCACAAAGTTTACCTCTTTGTCCAAAAGGTAAGTGTACGTTGTACCATTGATAATAGCCAAGGAGAACGTGGCTAGAAAGTCATCAGGCCTCGCAACATATTTATTACCAGCGTTTACATTACCTGTGACGTTCCTGCGTAACTCTGGAATGGTGATATCCCTAAAGATCCGCTCTTCAGCCTGACGCACAAAGTTAGGAATATTGGTCACAAAGGTACTCTCTGTGTTCTCCGTATAGTCTTTGATCGCTTGCGTCAGTTCTGAATAGTTCATTTGAACTTATTCCTCTTGGTACAGGTTATCGAATATTTTGTTGACATCCATAGTATAGTCTAAATCAGATTTTGAATAGTGTATATGTTGAGATGGCTTGAAGTCTGGGGCACCCGTGCCAGTCTCAAACCACGCAGGGTGAGTAACCCTTACACGATTGTTGGGCAGTGCCACCACATTCCCAGTCCATTCTCCAGCATCTAGAAGCTGCATAACATGACTTTGCTTATGCTGCGCTGGGTCATCTGCTATCTCGCTCTCAGAGTAATCAACAGTGAACATGTACTTAGCAGGATACATGTTACCATCTATCTTTGCCAACCAAGGACATGGAGTCGCTCTATCCAAGACATACACAGCGTGATTGTAAGACGAACAGTCCCAAGGCTGGGCATCATGCACAGCCATAGCGGAAGGCCACTCATTGAGTGGCTCATCTGCTACAAGAGCGGTTATAGGCATTCTCGCCCACATTGCGCCACCGTGTACATTCTCATCCCCTTCTTCATCAGCCTCACATCCCGTAAAAATAACTTGAAAGCTCAAGCATCTATTTGGCATTGTCGTTACCGCTATTGCCATCGCATGTAAGAACTCGCCGTGGTATTGTTCATGGTTGTGAGTATACTCACGGCGAACCCAACACTTGAAGTGCGGTATGTTACTCTGCAAATACGCCAATTAATTCCCCCCCAAATTAAATCTATCCGTTTTTGCGGAACCTCTGCGGCCTAGCTGCACCACTACCTCTTGCCATTGTGCCGCCAGACATTTTTTTAGTTACACCACCCTTAGCATAACCTTTTTTCTTCATAGCCCCGCCTTTTGCGTAGCCCTTTTTCTTCATAGCGCCACCCATCATCTTCTTGGCAACGCCACCCCTTTTCATTTTACCCACACCATCAGCCGCAAATGCTGGGACACTCTTCCCATTCTTTTTGACCATAGGCATTTTTCCACCTGATTTCATTGCCACAGGCTTTTTCTTTTTCATTGCGCCGCCAGCCATCTTCTTAGTGACGCCGCCTTTCTTATAACCCTTCTTCTTCATCATCACTTTAACTCCTAAGTTATGTTGATAGTAACAGTGCCAACTTCAGCCTGCATAAACTGAAGATCGTTCCAAACAGGATTAAACCCAAACAGACCCCGACTCTCCTCTAAAGATGTGTCTGGTCTTGGGTTCCTCAAAGACTGAGGATCATTTATTTTAACTCTGCCCAAGAAGTTTTGTGGCTGATCTGGGTCAACAACATCACGCCCAACCAGAAATCCAGTCTTCACGCCATTGTTAAACTCAGGCACAAGATCTGCCAAAGGGTATCTAAACCCTGTCTTGTCGCAGTAACCAAAAGCATATTTGCCTCTAGCGTAACTCATCACGCACCCATCATAAATGTGTTGAATGGAACGAACTTAATTGATGCTGTCTCTTCATCCTCACCAGCAGCAAGCTGGAACTGAAACTCGTACTCTTGCTTTAGGTTAGCCGCCATCTGAGGGTTCTTTTTCATAGCAATGTAATATGCCATGCCTGCAACCAAGCAGGGCACGAATCTAGGCGGTACAGAAGATATCGCTGCCCCAACTCCAGATGACAAACCATCAATACCCTTCAACCTAAAATATGATATTGTATAGGCTGTAGTATTGTCTGGGACAGGCCACAGGGTTACTTTTGTTTCTGTCGGGAGCCTTTGGACGTAGATCTGGGTCGGCCTACCTTGCGTGTTTTTGTTTGTTTGCTGCGCGTAGGTTGCGACACTGACTCTTTCGAGCGACGTGTCGATTTGGTTTGTGCCCGTTCCAGTACGAATTTGATGTTCGATGATGTCGATTGTGTCCGTAGGAAGGGTATACGTTGCCGTACCCGCTGTAACAGCGAGCGTACCCGCTTCAATAGTGAAGAGATTAAGACCACGGTTCTGCCACTCCAATGTTAAAAGGTTTAGACTTCTTCGTGCGGTTTTAAGATCGTATCCAGTACGCATCTCAAGGCCAGCCCTTTCAAAGGCTTCCTCAAAGATCTCTGGCATGTCTGGGGTTACTACAGCCATTATGTTACTACGCTCCTAAACCGTTTGGTTTTTTCTGCAATTTTCTTAGGCTGCTTGGCAACCTGCTTGCCCTTTTTGGTGGCCTCGCGTTTCTTCTTCGTAGTAGCGGCGTATTCCGCAGAGGTCAAAGACTTGATAGCCTTCTCAGGAAGATATCGCTCGCCAGTAGCCTTGCTCCCTTGCGTCGATGGCTTGCCAGACTTTGTTCGCCACTTCTGCTTTGTCCAAGACTTCAAGCTCTTCTGTGACTTCTTGAGAGCCATTAACTCCTATAGCCCCCACCTGCTTTTTTATAAGCCTTCGCCAACATTTGCGCTTTTCTTGCTGACCATTGCCCCGGTTTGCCGCCTTTTCCACCAGCCTTTATGCGGTTAAATATACGCTTTCTCTTCTCTGGTTGAGTGTAATTGCCAGCTTCATTAACACGACTTTTAGATTTCTTCTTCGTCTTGCCACCTCTGCCAAAACGAATAATGTCCAAGTCTTTAGCATCATCACCTGTAGAGGTTCTGTTGCCTGTTAGTTGACTGCCCATCTGAGAACGAGAAATAGCCATTTAACATTTCCACCGTTTTCTTGCTTGCCTTAATCTACTGTTAGGATCTTTAGCGGCTTTAGGAAACTTCTTCATTTGTCCAGCGGAACGAGCGCAGAAAGACTTACGCCGCTTTGCATCCTTGCTTCCTTTTTTTACTTTACCTGTAACAGCGGTCTTTAACTTAGAGCCGGGGTTGTCCTTACGATACTTGGCAACACCTTTCTTGGTCATACCAGCACCAGACTTGGTAGGGCGCTTGTGACCGCCCTTTACGGTATGCCCCTTCATAGTGCCCTTCTTCTCAGCCATACCTTATCCTATTTAGAAATGACCAAAGGCTGTGACCATATGAGATCCATCAACACGGTATTTAATCACAAGACCGCCTTCAAATAGAACACCTTCATCTGGTATATAAACATCATCAGCCGCGTTATTTACACCACTGGTTTTGGTTCTAAACAAAACAGAACCATTCTCTGGCGTTAGCCCGCTAATGAAATCAACCTGATGCGCTGCTGAATTTGATATTGTTGTGAACGCCTTTAGCACAGCCCTGTTTTTAGTGATCTGTGAAACAGCTTGCGCTGCCATTCCTACAGATACGTTAGCAGCATACTGCGTACTACAGGTGGCTGAAGTTATTGTCTTGAAATAACTTGCTCCCGTAACGGTTGCGGCAGAACCAGTAGATGTTATCACTTCAGTAAGAACATCACCGTTTGCATCAGTGCCAACTATAGTGACTGTCTTTCCGCTATCACCTGTTCCTGTAGTGGTAACAGTAAGCAACCTAGCCGTTCCAGCGGTGAAGCTAGAGTTTGCAATAGTAAACGCTGTGTTTGGCCTATCGGCAGCGGCAACATAAGTAGTAGACGCAGCCTGTGCATCTACCACTGTTGTAGCCTGTATGTGGGATACACCCATATCCGTTACTCCTTACGGCTGGACCGCTGTATTGAATGCCTGTGCATACATCACTGTTATAACAACTGATCCCGCATTAGTACCTGCACTTGAGGTAGCTGTTAGTTTTAAATCAGATGCGCCAGTGTTTTTCCATGTAAGTGTACCACCGCCAGAAGCGCCTAACGCCTTGATACCTACAGTAGTTCCAGAAGCGACAGCATTAACGAGAGTCGCTGCACCACCTACAGTATCACCAACACTAATATTTGTCGTGGTGTTAGCAGCCACTTCTAAATCAATAATTATATCTACGATTTTTGAGTTGGCAGGGATTACTACATTTGTGGCTTCTGCTGCGACAGCACCGCCAGAAATATCCATTACATGTTGTTGAGTCATTACAACATAACCTACGTTTGCTATGTCTGACCCAACAGTAGTGCCCGTTGTGTTGCGAATGTTGCCAGCCCGTATAGGACCAGAAAAAGTAGTAGTACCCATGTTGATCTCCTGTCTGGGTTAGTCAAACACACCATGTGTTTGTCAGGGATATGGAGATACTAACATAGAAACAAAAAAAATAAAGGGGCAACTTTCGCCGCCCCTTTACCAATAAAAGTTCTATTGAACTATTATGCTCCGCGAGAACCGTAGATTCCCAATGGATCTGATACACCAAAGCTGTAACGCTCACGCGCTTTGTAGCGCACGTTACCAGTGTCAAAGTCACCATCCATGCCTGTTTGCATAGCGGTACGAACAAAGTGCTTCATGCCGTTAGGCACATCAGTTGTGATGAAGAAGGCATCATTGTCTGTCAGATAGTGATTCACAGTATAACCCTCTGGGATAGACCAGTTGGAGTTAAGTGCGTTGATATCATTATCTGCTGTACCAACACGCTGAGTTGTTTCCAACAAGCGAGTTGCAACAAACATTAACGCTGGTGGAATGATAAGCTTGCGAGGGCGAGCAGCAATCAACAAACCACGTTCATCAGTGAACGCGGCAATATCAATAACAGCTTGCTCAAGTGAAGTTTCATTCAAGTCAGCGTCAGTTGCGGGGCGGTTAGCGTTTGTGCTGCCCTCAACTGTAGGATGCGCTGTGTTAAACAATGTGACGCCATCACCTGAGTTAAAGGTGGTGAAGCCTGTGTTCAACAAGGCAGCAGCCTTAGTTTGCTTGGTGTAAGCCATACCACGGGCAAGAGCCTTGGTATAACGTGCAGACAAAGAGTCATACAGATTGTCTTCCATAGCTTCTTCTGTGATGGAGAAACCCATCGCAACAGTCTCATGGTTGTAACGCGCAGTGAATGATTCCTGTGCATTATCATATGAGATGGCAGAACCTTCCGCTTTCACGGGGGCTGCACCAAAGCCGGACAATTTAACTTCCTCTTCAAAGCTACGCTCTGATGATTCAGTCTCATAGATCGCTGCATGTTCGTCTTCGTACCGACCATATTCGATACCAAACAAAGCATTCAGACCGGGTAATAGCTCTTTAAGGAGCTGGGCGCGAGAAATAGCCATTGTTTATACTCCTTAAATACCAACGCCATTCGTCATCGAATGGGAGCTGGGGTTGAACTTTACGATAACATCAGTAAACGCATCGTTTACTTCTGAACCGGGCGCATCAACAAAACCAACAATCTTAAAGGCGATTGTAGCGGTTGTGTTTTTAGTAGCGATATCTAGAGAGATACCAGAGTTACCATCAAAGGTGCTTCCAGCATTTTGATTGATCGCCATGTTCTGATGCAAATCAGTCTGAGGCACTTGACCATCAGCTTGGATTTGAAAACGAACAGTTGGATCATCAACGATATACGCCTGAGCGTCTGATGCTACTTGACCAGCGGGCCAAGACTGACGCTGAATGAATCCTTGAGTTGAGTCTGTGTAAGAACAACCCATGAATACACCGATAGTGCCAGCAGTGAAAGGCGCAGCGTTAGTTCCGACTGTGCCCATTTTTTCAATCGTTCCACCAGCGACAACAGCAACGATGTCTCCGTAGAAGATTCCGGTAGCATACCCACTAGCAATAGGAAGCTGAGTAGTGGCACCTGCATAAGCAGTGCCCCCAACTTTATTTAATGGGCGCAAACCGTAAGGATTAGATGTAGTAGCCATAAGGCCCTCCTGTCATCTAAGTTTACAAACTAGCAAGCATCCCAAAAGTTCTATTGAACTTATAGACTACTTACCAAACGAAGATCGTGTGCTTCGCTCTGGAGCCAGAACGGGCATACGAGGGTCTGATTGTTTTAGATACGAGTTATCAACAGCATCCATTTGGCTTTGAGCCGCCTGTAACTGTGCTTCAACCCTAGCCTCGACCTGTTCAGTAGCGAGTTGACATAACAGTAAACCCCCCACCTCAATACCGTCTTGGAATCTTGAATCTATATCAGACACAATGTGAAGGTCTGGATGATCCTCTTTACGAACTGGCGTCCATCCCTCACGAAATCTGGAAGAGACGTTAGTGTTATCCGTATTTCCCAATGTAGATGTGCGGATCCAGCGGAAGGTAATACCATCGCGTGGCTCTGGGGAAGGTAACATTGTCGGTCTAGTCCATGACGCTTTACGTTTACCCGCATCGCGGGTCTCTGTTGTGCGTGGAGATCTGTTCGTCATTTAGATTGATCCTTCAATAATTGCGCCGCATATTGCTCATTCGTGAGTCCAAGCCGCTTGGCGAGAGAGGCCTGAGTTGAGGATAGCTTTACTGCGCGTGATTTTTTAGTTGTCCTTGACGGTGCAGCAACCACGGAGCTGGATTGACGTTGTGGTGCCTGTTCCTCAATTTCCACATCATCAAACTTATCTGGAAAGACCTGTCTCATGGCCTTGTCAATTTCTGTATAATACTGATCTGTATTTGGATCAATCCCTGATTGCACAAGACGTTGGTGTACGCCATATGCGTAGCCCGTCATTTCAGGAGTTTTGGGATTCTCAAACCAAGTATTTTTCTTACCCCACTCTAGAGCGCGTGGATCAACTTGCGGCTTGACAGGTGCCTGTTGTTGATAAGTAGGCTCTGGGGTTGCGGGTTTAACCGCAGCCCTCTTTTGAGGCTTGTAATTTTTAATCCTATCCTGCTCCACTTGAAGTGAAGTAAGCCGCTCTTGTGCGGCTAGTAATAGGTCAGGATCACCCACCTCATAAGCTGACTTATACTCAGACTTTGCCTTATCCAACTCAGATTGAACTCGCGCAGTGGCTTGACCAATAAGAGTTTCCTCACCAGCATCTAAGTTTTTACGCAGGGCTTCGTTTTCAGATTTTACCTGTTGAGCATACCGCAATGCCTCTTCTTGCATTCTTGAGGCTTCTTCTTTTTGCCTGCGCTCTTCATGGTATTCAAACTTTAATTGCTTAATGCGCTTTTGAACGCCCTCAGAATAGTTGGATATCTCATCATCTTCTGGGATGTTTGGTTTGGATCCATCTGCTCTACGAGGTTTTCCACGATCCTCTTCTGGAGTATCATCTACTACCTCAACTTCAATTGAATCAACATCTTGTGTTTCAGGTGATTCGTTTTCAAGATCTTGTTCCATGATCTCTGGTTGATCTGCTAGATTATTCATACTCTTGTATACCCCCGTGGATCATCGACAACAGCTTCAATAGTATCATCGTTTACTAAACGAAACTCTTTGCCATGTATTTTAAATCTGGTTCCTGAATAGGATCTGAATATTACAAAGTCACCTTCCTTGCAGTAGGCTCCATTTGGAAATCTTTCCTTATCAGAATATGCATCTGGCCCTATTTTTATAACAAAACCAATAATAGATGCTGTTTCTTCTGCTTGCCTGAGGCCATCTGGCATGTACACGCCGCCATCAGTCTTCTCATTTACCTCAACGGTACTGATGAGAACTTTGTAGCCCTTAGGTTCTGGCAACTGAGTCGCTACTTTTTCCTCAGTTATTTTTGTGTCTGCATACATTTTATATACCTTGCAGTGATTAAGGTTCACAGAAACCTTGCGCGGCCTATCCGCGAAGCCCCCAATTTCAGAAATAGTTCAATTGAACTTATTGTTCAATAAATCTTTTCTCTATATCTGATAAATCAGCTTCTAATAATTTTAAAGCCTCATATCTCCCAACAAGTCTACTATAGTCATCCATAGTTTGCGCTTGGCCTCCTGCCAAGAACTGTTCTATTTCGACTTTATAATCGGAGATACTACGCTTCATAAGCGCAATAACTGTATCATCCATCCCCCTTACCTAGCTCCTTTGCTAATTCAACTCCCAGTTTCGCCCCAGCCTGCTGATCCGCACGTTGGGAGTTATCAAGATCAGTTGCCAGCTTAACTCCCAGCTTGGCACCCTCTCTTTGATTAGTGGCTTTAATCTTCTCAGCTTCAAGCTGGAGTTTAGCCGTATCTAGTTGCATCTTATGCTGAAGCTCTTGAGCTTTTAGCTGAAGCTCCTGTTGCTGCATCTGAACCACAGGATCTTGCTGCTGTGCTTGAGCCTGCTCCTGTGCGGCTTCTGCTTGATCTTTCTTGAGAAGCTTCTCTGCGGCATCCTTAGCCAACCTAGAGATCTCAACCTCAACGTCCTCAGGAAGGTTCTGATCTTCATTTGGCAACTCAACGCCAAGCATTTTTTCCATTTCTCTACGATACTGGAAGGCAACATGTTCTGTGATATGAGCAGCCATTGCCTGCTGTATAACTTGAGCGAATGGAGACTGACCTATCATCTGAGCTAACTTTGGATCTTGTGCCGCCGCCATGTGAACGGCTAGGTGAGCCTCATGGTCTTGGTACTTGAACGCCTTTACAGGTTCCTGCTTTAAGATCATCATGTTCTCAGTTACAGGGTCAGCAGGCTTTATATCGTCTGGAAGCTTAATAAGATCATCAGCATCTTGAATGCCAAGAACCTCAAGCATTTGCCTGTGCAGCTTCCCCATATCATATAGCTGAGGCGCTTGCTGCGCTAATTGCAATGCAGCCTGATACTGCATAACACGCTGCGACATAGTAGAGGCGTTGGGATCTGAGACTGGGATTACATCTATTCGTTTGTCGAAGTCAGCAGTCCTACTGAAATCGCCATCGACCTCATAAGCATACTCATCAGGCATATAATCGTGAACAATCTTAGACAGAAGTCGTAACTCTTTTTTCATGGCAGCATGAAGGCGAGCCTGTACACCAGACATCACTTTCATCGACCGCTCCAAGAGGGCAAGAGTTGTGCCCACGGGTGCCTGTGCGTTCATGTCTCCTACTTGGATGTCTGCGACTGAGCCAATGCGGCGTCCCTCTTCGACAATATTTCCAAGTAAAGAGTACAATACGCTTGATGGCTCTTTGTAAGGGATAAACGTAATCGAGTCACGGATGGCACCGCCCGGTACGTCCACATCCCTAAATTCACCCGGCATAAGAGGAGTGTCATCCCCCTTAATACGAAGACCGCGAGCTTTAAGACCCGCTGGCAAATTCGACAGTGTGCCAGCATCAACCAACTGACGAAGGATGGATGTAGCCGACTTAGCAAGTCCACCAATAAGGTGTAT